TTACCTACCGAAACGGTAGAATTACCCTCAAAAGGATTATTATATCCTGAATCTTCTCCTCTTAAAAAAGGTACTGTCGAAATGAAATATATGACAGCCAGAGAAGAAGATATACTTACCAATAATAACTATGTTCAAGACGGTACTGCATTAGATAGAGCTATTAAATCTTTAATAGTAGATAAATCCATCAACTATGACGAATTATTAGTAGGGGATAAAAATGCTTTAATGGTGGCTGCTCGTATATTAGCATACGGTAAAGATTATCCAATCTACTGGGATGGTCAACCTTATACTGTTGATTTATCTAAATTAGATAATAAACCTATAGATGAAGAGGTATTTAAAAACGGAAATAAAGTAGAATTTAAATTACCAAATACTGATAATATAGTGACTGTAAAACTCCTATCTCATGCAGACCAGTCTGCTATTGATGAGGAAGTAGAAGGAAAGAAAAAAATAGAACCTGATTCTGATTATAGCAATTCTACTAGATTAAAACATATTATTACTTCAATTAACGGAGAAACAGATGCTGCTACTATAAGAGACTTTGTAGATAATGGACTTACTGCAAGAGATGGTAGATGGTTAAGAGCTAAATATAACGAAATTCAACCAGATATTTTATTGACACATCAACCAGATGGTCCAGGGAGTGAGGAGGTTCCAATCCCGATTGGGATAGGGTTTTTTTACCCAAGCCTGTCCACCTAGAACATCTTTATTCCGACAGATACATGAAATAGTTTTTCATGGTAACGGAGGATATGACTGGCATACTGTTTATAACATGCCTATATGGTTAAGAAAGTTTACTTTTCAAACTATTCAAGAACATATGGATAAGTTAGCTGAACAAGCTAAAAAAGCTAGCGGTCAAGCTTCTACTAAAGCCCCAGTTAAAGGGCCAAACGTTAAACCAGATTTTACTACAAAGAGGAGCTCTAAATAAAAGAGCTCTTCCTATTTATATTATATAACTCTATATAATTATGGCAAGAGAAAGTAGTGGGTTTAGTAAGGGAGATTTAGATAATGCTCTAGGAGTAAGAGATGCAACTAAACAAATAGGGCAATTTCTTAAAGCTATTGGTGCTGATACTAATAACTTTTCAAGAGATTTTGCAACAGTTTCTAGAGAAGCTAATAATTTTGCTACTTATCAAGCTAATGCTGTAAAGAGTACCAAAAATGTAAATAAGTTATTAGAAAAAGCTAACAATTTAAGAGGTTTAGCTAATAAACAACAAGCAGAAGCTAGTAGATATTTTACTCGAGCTCAAAAAGCTGAAAAACAGGCCTATGATTTAACTTTAAAAGGAACTAAAGAAGCAAAGCAAAAAGCAAAAGTTTTAAAAGCCCAAGCAAAAGAGCAGGAAGATATAGCGAAAGCTTTAGACGCTCAGGTAGGAAACAGTACAGCTTTAGCTGATCAATTTGAAACTTTAGGAAAAACTTCTCAAGATTTATCAAGAAATGTTTATGGTACTGCCGCAGCTATATCTGATACTTTAGGTTTAAGTAATCATTTAACTACTTCATTTGAAGATGCAAACGAAATACAGCGTCAAAAACAAATTATTCAGGAAGATGAATTAGAACTTCAAGGAAAAATTAACGCAGCATTTGAGGATTATTTAAAGATGAATCATGAAAATGTTGAAGATCAAAAAGAAATAAATAGATTACAAAAGGAATTTGTAGAAGAAGGAAAAGGAATGACAGCTGATAGACTAAGTCAGTTCGACTTAGAAGGAATTACAGGAGGAGGAGAAAATGATGTAGCTGCTGAAAGAATAAAATCAGCACAAAAGGGTATGTCTAATACTAAAACAGCACTTCCTTCCGAATTAGGAACCATGATGAAAGGTCTTGGGAAAGCAATAGGTGCTTTAGCTAAAAGTTTAATAGTACTTAAAGGTATAGCGAAGGTTGTAGAATTTATTGAGTATTCAATTTTCGGAGTAGAAAACGAAGCTGTAGATTTAGCTAGAGCTTTTTCAATATCTAAAAGAGAAGGTCATGAATTACGTAAATCTATAGATGCATCAGCTCAAGCAGCAGGTTTATTAGGAGCAAATACTGAAGATTTTATTAAATTACAGTTAGAGTTTACTAAACAGACAGGAATGGTGACCAGATTAAACACTGATCAGCTCAAAACTATGTCTCTTATGACCAAACAGCTTGGTTTTAGTAACGAAGAAGCTGTGCACTTAACTGAATCTTTTAAAGCACAAGGTACTTCCTCGGAACAAGGATTAGAATCTTTAATCGAAGGTTATAATACAATGAAGCTCCAAGGCAAAGCAACTGCGACGTTTAAAGCTTTGATGGGAGATATTACTTCAGATGCAGAATTACAAAGAATATTTCTTACTCAAGGAGCTGATGCTGCAATGAGACAAGCTCAAGCAGTAAGAAGAACAGGTTTAAGTCTGTCACAGCAACGTTCAACAGCTGAAGGTTTACTTGACTTTGAAAAGACTATGTCAGATCAATTAGAGCTTCAGATATTTACCGGTAAAGATATTAACTTATTAGATGCTCAACGATTAGCTGCAGCAGGAGATACCCAAGGTGCATTTAAACTTATACAAAAAGAAATGGGTAAACTAAGTGCTGCTGAAATGAAAATGCCTATGATAAGAAACAAAATGCTTAGTGTATTAGGTATGAGTTATGAACAGTATCTAGAAACCCTTAACGTTCAGCAGCAACAAAATGCAGCTTTACTAAAAGAGCAAAAAATAGTCAAAGCACTTGCTGCTGAAACTGGTAAGCTTCATTTAGCAAAAACGAAAATCTTTAATGATGAAGAATCCTTCAGAAAGACTTTGAATGAACAACAGCAAAAAGATTTTGATATTGCATTAGAAAAATATAAAAATGATCAAAGGTACATTTCTGATATTAATGTTGCTAAATTATCTGGGATAAGTGAAGAAAAAGCTCAGACTAAAGTTCTAAATGATATGATTAATGAATTTAGTGAAGCGCAAATCCAAAACGCTAGAGCTAGAGCAGGTTATGTAGATACAGAAATAAAAGATTTTACTAATTTAAGAACTACCTCGGAAGCTTTTGAAGATACGATGCGGATGGTAAAAAGTCAATTTGCTAGCTTAGTTAACACAGATGTAATAAATAAATTAACTACTAGCTTAGTTGATTTTATGAAACGAGTAGCTGAAGTAGGTTTGGTTAGTGCTCTTTTTGGTGGAGGAACTACAGAAGTAGCTGATAAAGAAACAGCTGCATTACTTAATAATAAAGATTTAAGTGTTGCCGATAAAAAATTAGTAGAAGAGCTAGAAAGAATTCGTAATTCACAGGATAACACTGGAGTTCAAGCAAACCGAATAAAACTAAGAGAAGACAAACAAGCAGCAGCAGCTGAATTAGGAAGGTTAACCGCTATATATAACGATCCTGAAACAAAAAGAAACAGATTAGAAGAACAAGCAAAAGCCGCTGCTGGGTCCGATCAAGGTGATTTTATATTAAGACCAGGTCAACCTCCTATAAGCTTTAACAAGGGGGACTTAATAATGGGCGGTACTCAACTTGGTATGGGTGGTGGTAAAGTAGAAAGACTACTTGAAGAACTATTAGCTGAAACAAAAGCAGGTAAAGTAATAAAAATGGATACCGTTACTGTTGCACAAAGCTTAAAACGTAATGCTATTAAGATGAATTCTTAATTAAAAACTATTTATAAACAAAACTTTATATTATGTCAATTTTAAACAACCAAACATTTAATACAGTATTAGGATTAAGAGATACTCAACCATTATCTAAAGGAGGTAGGGATACTACTTCTCAAACACATGCCAAAGGTTCTGGGACAGATATTTCTGTACCGTCTAAGGCATCTAAACTTGATCTTGACGGAGGAATACCTTCTAAATATACTGATAATTTACCTAAATAATGCCTTTAATCAATAGCTTAAAAAGTACCACGTTAAAAAACTTAAGGTACTCTGGGTTAGGACCAGCTGTACAGAAGGATATAAATAATCCTCCTGTATATAACTCTTTTAGTAGAGATGCTGAAGCTAGAGGAGATGATGCTCAAAGACTCAGTCGTGCAATAGTCTTTGGTAGCCCTCAATTCGCTACTAATCTATTCCAACTTAATGCTATTGATCAAGGTAGAAGAAATAAGCCTGTACAGAGAAATGCTAATGATGTACCTAGAGGAGTTGCAAGTAATAATATAGGTAAATTTTTTAATGCTTTAGCTCAAGGTATAAGAGATATATCTAATATAGTTAAAGACGAAACATTACTATTAGCAAATGCTGCAGTTCAAACACCTACTATTCTTGCTGCTACGTTAGCTCAAGCAGCTGCAGAAGCAGGAACACATTTTGTATACGGCTTTGGAGTAAAAGGTAAATACATTCCTGGTACTGCAAATCCTCATGTACTTGCTAAATTAAGAGGTAAAATACCAATTCCTGCTGATTTCGATAGAAATCGAAGTGAATTAAAAGAAGCATGGTCTTCATTAACTCCTAAACCTGGAGCAGATCATCCATTAGCTGATGGTAATTTACTACTTAATAACCAATTAAAAAATCCATCTAAAATATCAGCATATGATTTTGTAAAAAGTAAATCTAATGATACTATAGGAGATGGTGTAATAAAAGATTTTACTAAAACTGAAGATACTCCAACTGGAATAGCCCCTCAGAAAATAAGTAATGAGGTAAAAAAAGAAACTAGAATAGGATTATCTAAAAATAAAAGACTAGCAAAATATACTGATTCATATGTATCTTTCGATACTCAATTTAGTGATTTAAGAAACCTGTTAGAACCTACAACAGATCCAGCTACAGTAAAAGATCACATAAAATTTAAATTTAGTATAATTAACCCTGATGAAGACGATAATATAAATCTTTATTTTAGAGCATTTTTATCTAATTTTAGCGATAGCTATCAAGGATCTTGGAATAACACTAAATATTTAGGTAGAGCAGAAGATTTTTATACTTATCAAGGATTTAGTAGAACTATTAATTTAGGGTTTAAAGCAGCTGCTTTTAGTAGAAGAGAATTAGAACCCATATTTAAAAAATTAGTTATGCTTGCTTCTACTACTGCACCTACTTATTCTAATAATAACGGATTTATGAGAGGTACTTTAGTTACTACAACTGTTGGAGACTATATAGTAGATCAACCAGGATTTATAAGTTCAGTAGATTATTCTTGGCAAACTGATTATCCTTGGGAAGTAAAATTATCAGGTATTGAAGATTTTGGTGTACAGCAACTACCCCATGTATTAGACGTATCGTTATCGTTTACTCCTATTCATAGATTCTCAGTACAGACTGGACAGCTACACTATATAACTAATAAAGATGCTGGAGTAAACTTTTTAGATGGAGTTCCGATTAATGAACCAAAACCTGAGCCTTTTGATACTGATGCTGCTATGCTAAAATTAGGCGGAAAAGAAGCTGCTGCAGATTTTTCAAAATTTACTGGAGTACAGCAACCATCAGCACCGGATGATTTTTCTAGATTTTTAGGAAATTAATAAAATATGTTTAGACGATATAATAATATAAAAAAATTAGTTTCCGACGAAGGAAAAAATTACTATCTTAATCCTGTATATCCTGATATACCAGATAGTGAAGAGGATATATATGTCATAAGTACTGGCGGAGATAGATTTGATACTCTTGCATTACAATTTTATGGAGATTCCTCACTATGGTGGGTAATAGCTTCTGCAAATACATCTGTAAGAGATAGTTTAGTAGTAAGACCAGGCGTGCAGTTAAAAATACCTTTAAGTAAATCAAGGGTTTTAGATCTGTATAGAGCCGCAAATAATAATAGATAATGGCTGCACCTTTAATAGGAGCTCCTTTTAAACTTGAAGTACAAGAGCAGTTACAAGTACGTAGTCAAAAAAGAGCTTCTCAAAATTTAACGGATAGAGACTTAGCAGTTCAACACGGCAGTACCGGTTGGGCAAGAATATCTTCTGGAGTAATTATTGATGAAGAAACTGATCCAAAATTTAAAGCTGAAAATAATATACTTCAAGGCGGGATTTTAAATAAATTAAATAAAGGTTTTAATCAAACAGGAAAAGATTCATCATATACTAAAGACGGAGCTTTAGGGTTTAGACCTATACCAGGAGTAGATAGTATAGAAATAGTTACTCAAAATGATCAAGGTACTATCCGTAAAACTGATGTAGCTTTTAAAGTAAATAGTTTAGAGCAGTTAGAGATATTTGAAAGACTGTATTTAAGACCCGGGTATACTTTATTGTTAGAATATGGTCATAGTTCGTATTATGATAATAATAGAAACATCATTAATGATGTTCCATCAGTAATAGATTTTTTTAATACTAGTAAAAGGACTGATATAGCAAAAAAATAGAAGAATTAAAACAATCTTCAGATTATAACTACGATGCTATATTAGGATTCTGTATGAATTTTCAATATTCTTTTAATATTGAGGGTGGGTATGATTGTACGTTTTATATTATAAGTGCCGGAGGTATTATAGACTCAATAAAAGCACTAACATCAGGAGAAATAAAAAATATAAAAGGACCTGATTCTTTATCATTCATAGATCAGGTAAGTGAATCCGCTGCAATGGCTCAAGGTCTACTTACAGGTAAAAAATCTGAGTCTTCGTCTATGGATAAAATTTCTACGGTTTTAGAAATTTTTAATAATATATACACTACTACAGGGCAAAGAGGTTCTCAAATTGATGAATTAAAAGGTAACTTTCCTATAGGTTTAGATAGAGGAGATAGACCGTACTATTTACACGATGTTAACACAGATATTAAAAACGGAAGCAAAAAAGTTTATATCACTTTTAGTAGTTTTTTCAAAATACTTAACAATACGGTCAATATGTATGTAAATGGAAAAACTAATGCTCTAGTAAAGTTTGGTTATAATGATGAAGAATCAAAGATTCGAGTTAATAGCCCATTTTTGACTTACGATGATCATATATCATCTAATCCTCATGTTTGTTTATTAAAAAAGAAACCAAATAATAAAAGATTAGATTTTGGAGCTGGTGTAGATGAAAAAGAATTTCCAAGAGCTTCATTTTTAGGTAATCAACTTTATAGTGATATTTTATTAGACGTTAATTTTTTAATTAGAACGTTAAGTGATCTATCAGATGCTCCTGAAGAAGATAGAACAATAGTTGACTATGTAAAAAATATCTTTAAAAAAATTCAACCTGCTTTAGGGGGAATAAACGAATTTGATTTTCATTACCTTGAAAATTATGAAACAAAAGATACATTTGAACCTGCAACTTTATTTATAGTAGATAGAAAAACTACTCCAACATCAAAAGATATAAGAAGGAATATATTACCATGTTATGGCAAAGGAGGATTATTATCTAATATTAGTGTTACTTCTAAAATAAGTAATGATATCATGAATATGATGGCTATTGCTGCACAAAAATCTGCTACTGACATTGATAATAAAGGCTTGCCATTATTTTCTTTTAATGCAGGGTTGACTGATAGATTTAAAGGTGATCTTAAAGCACAAGATCAAAAATCTACTGAAGAAAGCGGTAAAGAGTATAAAGATAAAATAAGTAAAATAGAGGAAGTAGTTGAAAGTTTTGTTGGAGGTAGATCTTTTAGTAAATCAGATGGAGATAGTTTAGAACAGATTCATAACTTTATAAGCAAACAAGATATACAATTGGCAACAAACCCTAACCCTGGAATACTTCCATTCGAACTTTCTTTCACTATGCAGGGAATAGCAGGTTTACTTATAGGTCAAGGATTTAAATTACAAGATGGTATACTTCCTGGTTATATAAATGATACTGCTGGATTTATAATAAAAAGTATAAATCATTCTATTCAAAGTAATTCTTGGACTACTGATATAACTGCGTATATGTGTATTTGTGAACCTGACCCTAAAAGAGTAGTTAAAACTTTTAACACAGTAAATTTAAAAAGTAGTATTAAAAGTAAGGTAGAAAACTTTAAAGATAAAACAGCATAATATGTACCTACCTAAATCCATGCGAAAAAAGTTACCGCCAGGTTTCGATCTAGATTTTGACCTTAACAAAATTATAGATAAGCTTTTGAATAAGGTATTTGGTGTGGTGGATAAAACGTTGGGTATTGGGGGTGCTGGAAGTAAAAAATCTGGAGTACCTGGAGTTACGTTGAGCAATAAAGATGTCGAAGTATTTACTACCAGAAATCTTCAAGTATTTGCAATGAATAAAGAAGATTTGGAAAAAGGTGATTTTGATAAAGCAGTATTCGTATCAAATGAAGTACCAATAGAAGAAGATTCTGAACCAGTAATAGTAAGATTCAGACCAAAACCACTTTTAGAAGATTATAAAAGAGGAACTATCGATAGATATTTTTTATTTGATATTAGAAATAGTGAAATAATAGAAGTAAGCCAGGATGATTATGTAGAATTTAGATCTTTAAGATATAAAAGATCATTCGTTATTTCATGGTATATTTTCGGTAAAGCAGATGATTTTCAAATAAAAAAATATATCTACCCTGGAGTTAGAAATAACAACATAGATGTACTAGCTCAAGCTGAATCTACCATACCCGGTATAAGTGATTATTTAGAAGATAAAATAGAATATCTTTTAGAAAGCTTAGACGATTACTCAGGAGATCCTGAGATAGTAAATTTACCTGAACCTGAAGAAGATTTAAATGATAAAGCTGAGGAAATAGAAGATTTAGGATTTGGTTCTAACACATTAGAATTACCTCAACTTCCTAAATTAGATTTAGATTTTGCAGATGATTTAGCTGGGGACTTTACAGCTGCTGATGAAATACTGGGCAACGTATCAGCATCTATAGAAGATCTGCTTGCTGAACAAGATCAGGTAACTGCTGAACAAGAATCTTTAAAGAATGAAGAAGAAGGTAGACTAAGGAAAATTGAAGAAGAACAGGAACAGCAAAAACGCAAAAATGCATTTAATGAGATACTTAATGATATGTCCGGTCAAGAAGGCAAATGGGTTCAAAATATTGTAGAAATGAGCTCAGGTGCTAAAAATAAAAGGAAAAAAAGAAGATTAGATCAAAGAAGAGATGAAGAAAAAGCAGTTCTTTTATTTAGAAGTTTATTTCATCAATTTAAATGGAAAAACGATAAAGATGAACCATACAAATTTACTCCTAAAGAAATGGTAGGATGGGTTAATGATTCTAAGTTGAATACTCGAATGAGATTAAGATTAACATCCAAAGCACTGTATGCTCAATGGACTAGAGATAATAAAACTTATTCAGGTAGAACGACTCTTAAAAGAATAACTCAAGCTAATATACAAAGAGAACTCGATATACCTGATCCTTCAAATAACTACGATGCTATAGAACTATCTGGTAGTGAACGTAGAGCTGCTTTAGCTTTATTAAGAGGTAGAGATAACAGAAAACCTGAATTAAGATCAATTATTATAAAAATATGGAAAGAACAAAAACTCGTTTATAGAGATAATGTAGGAACTTATCCCGAGGAAACCTCGGATATTAGAAACGATGTTTTAGATAGATTTAATGCTTATCGAAGACTTAATTCTTCAAATCAAACTGGTAGGTATAGTCAAAGAGCAGGAGCTGCTACTGCAGGAAGTCGAAACAATAGAGTTATAGAAGCTCCTCAATACAGAGATAATAGAGGAAATCGAAACAGAAACCTTAGAGCTACATAAAAGTTTGATAGCTATATAATTTTTCTTATATTATAAAAAAGGTTATAAGTGTTTTATATAGTAGAGCAAGAAGAAAAATTAATTAGTCTAGAGAAACTAGCTAGATTAGGAGTTTATGTAGATATTATACCTACTAATAACTACTTTCACCCTAAACTTAGCTCTACTGTTGCAATCTACCTTAGACTTTTAGGTTCTGACCATGGGTATATTATTCCTATTAATCATAGCGAAGGTTTAAACGTATCAAAAGATCGTGTCTATGCTATTTTAAAAAAAGCAAGTAAGCTATATACTTTAAATAAAAAAGAACTACTCTACCACTTTAACTTACAGGATGCTATAGATATATCACTACTTTACTCTATGGTAAAATTTGATAGATTAGAATTTACCTCGGAAAGTAATGCTTTAAATTACTTTTATAGTAAATTTAAAAGTTTTGATAAAGTAAATCAGTTAATTCCAATTTCAAAACTTTATGAAATAAGTTCAAAAAAATATGATCAAGTTAAAGAAGTTATAGGATACAGTATTCCAGAAGGATTTAATTTCTACAATAAAACCGCTACTAATGTATTTTACTTATTAGAGCAATCAGGTTTGGGAGTTTTCTACGATAACTATATTGAAATGTTCAATCCTAATAACCCTTTATACAACACTATAGATAATTCAGTATTAACTTTATACAATTTATATAATGCTACCTCCAGACCAACTAATGCTTTTAATAGCGTTAATTTCGCTGCTATTCCTAAGTCTCAACAACATAGAAAAAGCTTCAGACCTCAAAACGACTACTTTATTGAGTTTGATTTTGACGGTTATCACTTGCGTTTACTTTGTGATCAGATTGATTATGCGCTAACTAATGAGTCTGCTCATAAACAGTTAGCTAAACAGTACTTTAACAAAGAAGAAATTACAGAAGAAGAATATGATAAAGCAAAACAGATTAACTTTCATGCAATTTACGGAAAAATCCCGGAGAAATACGCTTTTCTCGAAGTGTTTACAAAAATCGATGAATTTATCAAAGGTCTATGGACCGAATACGAAACTAACGGAAGAGTCTTGGCGCCAATTAGTAATAAACCGTTCACTAAAGCGTTAAAAGACATGAATCCTCAAAAGTTAATGAACTATATCATGCAATCGTTAGAGACTTCAAGAAATATTCTTATATTAAAAGAAGTACTAAGGTATCTACAGAATAAAAAGACTAATATAGTTTTATATACTTACGATGCGTTATTATTTGATTTTGATAAAGAAGACGGTAAAGAAACCTTGGAACAAATTAAAGAGATCTTAGAAGAAGATGGAAAATACCCAGTTAAATTTAAATACTCAAAAGATCTGTGTTTATAAACAGTAAAGATATTTATATATGATACAAGAAGCTATCGTAAAAGGTTTCGATTATGATATCGATCCCATTTATTTAAATGAAGATATGAGCAATAAACTTTTCTGTACCTTTGCTACTCAAGATACTTTAGATTCAGTCCTTGAGCAAGTCAAAGAAAGGTATAAAATCATATATAACAAAATCTTTGTTCTTTATTCAAAAAGCCAAGATGAGTATATATGTACTTATAATGTGGATTTCGGCAATGTAGGGTCTTTTTTAGAAAATACTATTTTAGTACACCGTAAAAAAGAATCAAATACTCTCTATACGATTAATGCACTTAATACATTAATAAAAGAACTAAATGGAGGTGTTCTAGATACTTCTTATAGAATAAACTGGTTAGATTACCGCAACTGTATACTACTTACAAAAGGGCCAGAACTTAAAAGAGTAAACACTAAACTTTACAAGATAATAGAGTTGGAGAACTAAAAAATAGTTCTTATATTATAATAAACGTTATAAATAAATTAGTTATATGGATTTAAATGCTATACGCGCAAAGCTGGATACGTTAAATAATAGCGGCCAGCAAAGAGAGAAAACAGATTATTCAAAAATATTTTGGAAACCTGAACTAGGTAAGCAAACCGTACGTATCGTACCTTCTGCTTATGATCCTACTTTTCCGTTTAAGGAATTAAAATTTCACTACGGAGTAGGAAAGTACCCGATGGTAGCCTTATCAAACTTTGGTAAGCAAGACCCAATCGAAGAGTTCGTTAAAGAACTAAGAAAAACTAACGATAAAGATAATTGGTCTCTATCAGGTAAACTTAACCCTAAAACCAGAGTTTTTGCTCCTGTTGTTGTAAGAGGAGAAGAAGATAAAGGTGTAAGACTATGGGGCTTTGGTATTACTATCTATAAAGCATTACTTGCTTTAGCAGAAGATGAAGATATCGGAGACTTCACAGACGTTATTAACGGATGGGATATGGTGGTAGAACAAGTACAAGGTAATCCTTACCCTGAGACTACTGTTCGTATTAAACCTAAACAAACTCCTTTATCTGATAATAATGATTTAGTCGATACATGGATTAAGACTCAACCTAATCCTACTGAAGTTCATACTGAGTATGATTACGACTTTATTAAAAAACAACTACAAAGTTATTTAAACCCTGGAGCTGAGGAGACTAGTACTCCTACTGCAGGTGCTGAAACTAAGCCAGAAAGCACAAGTCCTCAAAAAACAGACTTTACTTTGGAAACAGCTACGGCTGGCAACCAAGACACAGTTAGTAAATTTGATGACTTATTTAATGAATAATGGCGAAAAATAAAGAAGTACAACAAAAAGCGACCGCTGCTGTACGCAAGTCGTTTAATTTAGGTAATCTTAAGAAAAAGAAAGGTTTTGCTAATGCTTCTGTAAAGTTTAAGGAGCAAGGGTGGATACCACTCTCTAAAGCTTTTCAAGATATTACTTCCCTACCCGGTATTCCTACCGGTCATATCACTCTCTTGCGTGGACATAGTGATACGGGCAAAACAACTGCCCTGATAGAAGCTGCGGTGAATGCTCAAAAACAGGGCATTCTCCCAGTCTTTATTGTTACTGAGATGAAATGGTCTTGGGAACATGCTAAAGAGATGGGTCTAGAGTTTAAGGAAGTAACTGATGCTAATGGTACTGTTATTGACTACGAAGGTCATTTCTTATACGCAGACAGAGGTCAACTTAATACTATTGAAGAGGTAGCGGTTTATATTGCCGATCTTATGGACGAACAAGCTAAAGGTAACTTACCTTACGATATGTGTTTCTTCTGGGATAGTATCGGTTCAGTACCTTGTGATTTATCAGTACGTTCTAATAAGAATAACAACGAATGGAATGCAGGTGCTATGTCTACTCAGTTCGGTAATAATCTTAATCAGAAGATTCTATTATCTAGAAAAGAGAACTCACCCTATACTAATACGTTAGTAGCTATTAATAAAGTATGGACTATGAAACCTGAATCGCCTATGGGTCAACCTAAGCTTCAGAACAAAGGTGGAATGTCTATGTGGTATGATGCTACTTTAGTAGTTACTTTCGGTAACATAACTAATCCAGGTACATCTAAGATTAAAGCTATTAAAGCTGGTATGCAGGTAGAGTTTGCTAAACGTACTAACGTTCAAGTAGAGAAGAATCATATCGGCGGAGTACAGTCAAGAGGTAGAATAGTAATGACACCTCATGGTTTTATAGCTGATGATAAGAGAGATATAGATAAATATAAAGATGCCCATAAAGATCACTGGTTAAAATTAGTTGGCTCAGTAGACTTCGATTTAATTGAAGAAGGAGATTTAGAGGAAACCCCGATTACTCCTAATATTCTTGATTAATGCCGTACGATAAAATTCTAAAGAATTTAAAGGAGACCCCACCCCGAGCCCTTAATGATCATATTTTGATCGTTGATGCGATGAATACCTTAATAAGGTCTTTTTCACTGCTCAAAGCGATGAACCCATCAGGTGCCCATATAGGGGGCCTGGTAGGGTTTCTTCGTTCTTTAGGGTATATAACTCGGATATTTGATCCTACTAGGGTGGTTATAGTATGGGACGGTAAAGGAGGATCTTCAAATAGAAAAAATATAGACCCTAACTATAAAGCACAGCGTGCTACTAGTAGAATTACCCATTGGGGGCTATATGATAATAAAGAAGAAGAAACCGAAGCTTTAATAGGACAATTATTTAGAACTCAAGACTACTTAGAATGCTTACCAGTACAACAATTGACTATGGAAAAGTTAGAAGCTGATGATATAATGGCTTATCTAGCTAAAAGAGCATCTAATGCGGGTAAAAAAGTTACTATAGTCTCTTCTGATAAAGATTTTTTACAGTTAGTAGATGACAATATAGAAATATATGCTCCGGTCAAGAAAAAAACTTTTACAAAAAATAATATATTTGAAGAAATAAAAGTACTACCTACAAACTTCAACCTAGTAAAAGCATTACTAGGAGATAATTCTGATAATTTACCAGGAGTCAAAGGATTAGGTATAAAAACTGTAGTAGCAGAGTTTCCTAAATTACTAACTGAAAAAACAGACTTAGATTATATATTTAAAGTTGCAGAAGAAAAATTAGAAGGTAAAAAGATATTTGCAAAAATCATACACAGCTGGGATAGAGTAGAGACTAATTTTAAATTGATGGATCTACATGATACTTCTTTAGATGATAAAGAAATAAAATATGTAGAAGATATTTTTAAAAGCAATATACCTAAATTACAGACAGGAGTATTTTTATCTCTATTAGACCAAGATAAAATAGAAGGTATTACCAAAAATACAGAAGGTTGGTTAGAAAATTTTAGAGGGTTAACTACAGTAAAATGAATTATAAGTCATTAATTTTAGGATTGATATTATTTCTTGTGGCACAGTCACTTGCATGGTTTCAAACAAACGGTCAGTTTTTAAGTTCATGGGTAAAGGATCATCCTATACTTGTTTCAGGCCTTATGGGTATTCCCGTAGGAGCATCGTATATATTTGGTACTACTTATATTGTAGAATTTTTTAACGGACAACTATGGCCGTCTAGAATTATTGCTTTTGCTACCGGTATATTTAGTTTTTATATTCTGACTTTAATTTTTATGAAAGAAGGAATAAATATTAAAACTGGTACTATATTAGTTCTGGCATCAATGATTATAATTTTACAGGTCTTTTGGAAGTATGAATAAAGCTATAATAGTTAGCGGATATTTTAACCCTCTGCATAAAGGTCATATTGAATTATTTGAAATATCTAAAGCTATAGGGGATATGCTTATAGTTATTGTAAACTCTGATTTACAGAGATTTTTAAAAGGAAGTAAGGAATTTCAGCTTGAACAAGAAAGGTTAGAAATAATCAAAGCTATAAAATATGTAGACTGGGCTATGATTTCTATAGACAAAGACAAAACTCAGAATGAAAGCATTGAAGAGGTTTACGAAATTTATAAAGATACTCATAAATTAGCATTTGCTAATGGAGGAGACCAAAATAATGATACTATCCCTGAGTCTAAAGTTTGTAGGAAATTAGGTATAGAATTAATAGAAGGTTTAGGAAATAAAATGCAATCAAGCAGTTGGTTATTAGATAAAAAATAATTATATTATAACAAAGGTTTTAAATGACATTAAAGAGTTTACAGCAGTACGGCAAGGGGTTTCAATTAAAGGTTTTAGGATCGTTACTTACTGATAAAAAGTTTCTTCTAAACGTAAGAGACGTGTTACATGATCATTACTTCGACGCCGATTCTCATAAATGGATAATCAACCAGATTTGTGAATACTTTGACAAATACCACACTAACGTTACTATGGATGTTCTTAAAGTTGAACTTCAAAAGTTAGAAAATGAAGTACTTCAAGTAGCTTTAAAAGAAGAGTTAAGAAACTCCTATCAAGCTACACAAGACGATTTAGAATATGTACAGGAAGAGTTTCAAACTTTCTGTAAGAATCAAGAAATGAAAAACGCTATACTTAACTCAGCCGATCTACTTAAAGAAGGAGACTTCGATGGTATTAGAAATCAGGTGGAAAAAGCTATGAAGGCAGGTATGGACAAAAATATGGGACATGAATATAATAAAGATATTGAAACTAGGTATAGAGTTAATTACCGTCCTACCATTCCTTCTCCTTGGCCTATTCTTAATGATGGTATTCAAGGTGGGTTCGGTCCTGGCGATCTGGGTATTGTTTTTGGTAACCCTGGTGGCGGTAAGTCATGGTGTATGGTTGCTATTGCTGCTCATGCTGTCTCTCTTGGTTATAAAGTTAATTACTATACGCTCGAGCTCGGAGAGGACTATGTGGGTAAAAGATTTGACTGCTACTTTACAGGATACTCTATTGATGAGGTTAATAAACACCGTAAGGAAGTCCAAACGTATGTAGATAATCTTAAAGGTAAATTAATAGTTAAAGAATACCCTCCTAAAGGAGCTACAGTTAATACTATTAAATCTCATATACAGAAATGTATGGATATGGAGCATAAACCTGATTTAGTAGTTATAGATTACGTAGATTATTTAAGGGCTCCTTCAAGAGGAAAAACTTTTGAAAGAAAAGACGAAATAGATGATGTGTTTATAGCTACTAAAGGATTAGCTAAAGAATTAAAAATACCAGTATTAACTCCTTCTCAGGTAAATAGAATGGGGGCTAGGGATAATGTTATTGAGGGGGATAAAGCAGCAGGTAGTTACGATAAAATGATGGTAGCAGATATTTGTTTATCTCTATCTCGTCAGAAGGAAGATAAAGTTCTTGGAACTGGAAGAGTACACGTTATGAAGAATCGTTACGGACAAGATGGAATGACTTATAACGTAAAAATGGATACTAATAATGGACATATTGAATTCGATGGTAAGGCAGATCCTGCAGACTTATTAGAGGAAACTAATAAACCTAAGTTTAATTTGTCACGTGAAACTTTATCCAAATTAATATGATTTTTTTCGGCTGAATGTTGAATATATATCATATTTATTATCGGCCCGAAGGATACTATCCAACGGGTGTTTTTGTCTAAAATATTAAAATATATAAGTATATAATATGAGTTTATTAGAAGAAAGAGTTGTGTACAAACCCTTCGAGTACCCCAAAGCATACGATTACTGGTTAAAACAACAACAAGCACACTGGTTGCATACAGAAGTTCCTATGGCACAAGACGTCACGGATTGGAAATCAAATATGAAACCTCACGAAAAAAATGTAGTAGGTCAAATTTTAAAAGGATTTGCGCAAACTGAAACTATAGTTAATGACTACTGGTCAACTTTAGTTACTAAATGGTTTAGGAAGCCGGAAGTTATAATGATGGGGACTACATTAGGGTCAAGTGAAACTATACATGCTGAAGCTTATTCATTGTTAAATGAGCAGCTAGGATTAGATGATTTTAGTGAGTTTTTAGAAGACGAAGCTACTATGGCTAAAATAGAAGCTTTGATGAACGTTAGAGATAATCACGATGGTACAGCTAACTGGCATGAAAGAGCTAAATCATTGGCTATATTCTCAGCATTTACAGAAGGAGTTAATTTATTTAGTTCTTTTGCAGTTTTATTATCTTATAAAATGAGAAACTTACTTAAAGGAGTAGGACAGATAGTAGAATGGTCTGTAAGAGATGAAAGTTTACATTCAGAAGCAGGATGTTGGTTATTTAGAACTCTTATGAAAGAACACCCAGAGTTCAAAACTAAAAAATTAATTAAGGAAATCGAGGAAGCAGCTCTTTTAGCTTCACAGTTAGAGTTTGATTTTATAGATAAAGTATTTGAAATGGGAGATCTTGAAAATTTAAGTAAAGAAGAATTAAAGAATTTTATTCGTCATAGAGTTAATACAAAAATGGCTGATTTAGGATTAAGCCCTATCATACCAGCTGATGAGATAGATAAAGGAGCATTAAAAACTATGAAATGGTTTGACGCAGTTATAGCTGGTAAGCAACAAACCGATTTCTTTGCAAATAGAGTTACTAACTATAGTAAGGGGCACATTGATTGGTCCGCTGCTTTTTAAATAGAAAGTTATGTCAGTAGTAGTAGATACCAGCAACTGGGAAGCTGGTAAGGATTACCCAGAATGGATGAACGAAGTTTCGATAGCAACTATCTCTAAAGGATATCTGTTATCTGACGAAACTCCTAAAAAAGCATATAGAAGAGTTGCTGATAGAATAGCACATAGATTAGATCGACCCGATTTAGCGAATAAATTTTTTCGTTATATGTGGAAAGGTTGGTTGAACTTAGCCTCGCCTGTACTTTCAAATACAGGAACCGATAGAGGATTGCCCATCTCTTGTTTTGGAATTGATACCCCTGATTCTATAAGAGGAATCGGCCTTACTAACGCAGAGTTAATGAGGCTGACTTCCCTCGGTGGTGGAGTAGGTGTAGGGTTATCTAAAGTTAGAGGTAGAGGTAATAAAATAGGTAAAGATGATATGGGTCAATCTGAAGGTATAGTACCTTGGGCTAAGATATACGACTCAACTATAATTGCTACTAATCAAGGAGCAGTAAGAAGAGGAGCAGCATCTGTAAACCTAGACATTAATCACCCAGATATCCATGAATTCCTAGAAATAAGACGCCCTAAAGGAGATCCTAATAGACAGTGTCTTAACCTTCATCAATGCGTTGTAGTGGATGATATCTTTATGCAAAAACTAGAGCATAGAGACGCTGAGGCAATGGAATTATGGGTAAAAATTTTAAAATCTAGAGTAGAAACAGGAGAACCTTACGTTATGTATAAGGATAATGTTAATAATGCTAATCCTCCTGCATATAAAAAGAACAATCTAGAAGTTTCGATGACGAATATATGTTCGGAAATAACTCTTCATACAGATGAAGAGCATAGTTTTATTTGTTGTTTATCAAGTGTTAATTTAACTAAATGGGATGAATGGAAAAACACGGATCTTGTCGAAACCGCCATATACTTTTTAGACGGTGTATTAGAAGAATTTTTATCAAAAACTTCTGGAAGGGATTCACTAATAAGAGCTCACAGATCCGCTAAAAAAGGTAGAGCTATTGGTTTAGGAGTACTTGGATGGCATACTTTTTTACAGAATGAAAGAATACCTTTTAATTCTATAAGAGCTACATCGTTAACTCATCAAATTTTTTCTCAAATTCGTACTCAAGCAGAAAATGCTTCAAGACAGCTTGCTGATGAATATGGAGAACCAGTATGGTGTAAAGGAACCGGTATGAGAAATACACATTTACTTGCAATAGCTCCTACAGTTTCTAATTCTACGATATCAGGAGGAGTATCCGCAGGTATCGAACCAGTACCAGCTAATGTTTATACATTTAATTCAGCAAAAGGTACTTTTATTAGAAAAAATCCTGCATTAGTTGATTATCTTGAAGAAAAAGGTGCTAATACTGAAGAAGTATAGGATGAAATAATGAGAGATAGAGGTTCTATAGCTAATTTACCTGAAGATGTAATGCCTGCTGAAGATAAACCAATATTTTTAACGTTTGCAGAAATAAATCAATTACAATTAGTCGAACAAGCAGCAGCGAGACAAAAATACATAGATCAAACTCAATCTTTAAATTTAGCTTTTGACCCCACCGACAGTCCAAAGTTTATAAACGAAGTTCACCAAACTGCTTGGAGATTAGGAATAAAAACCTTATATTATTTAAGGACCGACTCTGTCATCAATGGAGATATAGGTAGTAGAACATCTACCGATTGTCTTTCTTGTGATGGATAAAATTAATTTTAGTTATGGCAAAAAGAGATACAATTTTTATCTCTATAGCAAGTTATAGAGACAAAGAACTACTACCAACTATTGAAGACTGTTTAGAGCAGGCTGAATACCCCGATAGATTAAGATTTGGAATATGCTGGCAGCATAGTAAAGAAGATCTGTGGGACAATTTAGATTTATATAAAAATGATAAAAGATTTCATATAGTTGATGTAGACTATAAAGACTCTAAAGGAGCATGCTGGGCTAGACATCAGATTCAAAAGTTTTATGATGACGAAACTTACTCTTTACAGCTAGATTCTCATCATAGATTTATTGAGAAATGGGATGAGGAATGTATTAAGATGTACAAACTTGCAATTAAACAAGGATACCCTAAACCTTTACTAACTACTTATTTAGGTTCTTATTTTCCAGATAAAGATCCAAAGGATAGAGAAAAAAATGTATGGTACTTATGTTTTGATAGAATAGCTCCAGAAGGACCTCTTCATACTAAACCACATACATTAAATGAATGGGAAACATTAGAAGGACCTATACCTCATAGATTTTTCTCAGGTCATTTTGCTTTTACTGACGGTAAGTTTCAAGAAACCGTCTTATATGATCCAGCTCTTTATTTTCATGGTGAAGAAATTACTATGGCGGTAAGAGCTTATACTCATGGTTATGATTTACTTTGCCCCCATAAACCTCTAGCCTATCATTATTATGAAAGAAATGACGGAGTTAAGCATTGGTCTGATCACGATTTTGATTTGCGAGATAAAGTCTCATTTTCTAGAGTAAGAACTTTACTAGGAGTAGGAAAACCTAAATGTAGGCCGTGTGTATTGAAGCAATTAGAACCATATGCTTTAGGAAAAGAAAGAACTATAGTGGACTATGAACAATATGCAGGAATAGATTTTACTACTAAAAGAATACAAAAGCATACTTTAGATCATTTTTATCCTCCTAACCCAACTAACTTTGAGACAGTTGATGGATATGGCGATTCGTTTTTACATTACAATAAGTATATAGTGGACGTTCATTCGTCTCATTTTAATGAAGATGATTATGAATTTTGTGTATTATCTTTCGAAGGTGAAGAACCTGAAGATGTTATTTTTAGAGAAGACATAAAAGGTAAAAACTTATTAGATTTAATAGAAAATGCAAAAGGAGGTTTTTTACAAATTGAAAAAGACTTTTACGGTAGAGAACCATATAAACTAATTGTATGGCCTTACAGTAAAAAAAATGGTTATGTTGAAAGATTTGAACATATTTTTCCTCGGTAATAATGAGCAAAAATTCTATCATATTTTTACATTTACCAGCATATAGAGAACCTGAGCTTTTACCTACTATAAAAGATGCTCTTTCTCAAGCTAAATATCCGCAAAGATTACATTTTGGTATCTGCAGGCAGTATGAACCTTCTGACGGATTTGACGATTTAACTGAATATAAAAAGAATCCTAACTTTCATATACATGAAATGCTCGCTAAAGACGCTCAAGGTTTACCTTATGCAAGAGCTATAATAAATGAAAAGTTATTAACTAATCAAGATTACGTACTACAATTAGATTCACATCATAGGTTTGTGAAAGATTGGGATGAGACGTTAATTAATATGCATGAAGGGTTAGAAAAGAAAGGCTATAGACCTATACTTACCGGATACTTACCAGAATACAAGCCCTTTGAAGAACCTGAAGGAAGAGCAGATTGCCCATGGTTGAGTATACCTAATTGTTTCTATCCTCACGGTACTATTTTTATTCAACCTACTAAATTAGAAGGATGGGAAGATTTAACTGAACCTGTACCTTCTCGTTTTATTTGTGGTCATTTTGCTTTTGCTAGAAATAAATGGGCCAAAGAAATTAAACATGACCCAGATTTATATTTTTCTGGAGAAGAGATTAATTTAACTGTTCGAAGTTTTACTCACGGATATGATCTATTTCATCCTCATAGATTAGTTATATGGCATGCTACTATGAGAGAAGAACGGGATGGTATTTTAGTATGGGATGACCAAGCAAAGGCTGGTAATGAAATGTACTGGAAAAAGCAAGATTCTGGTAGAGCAAAGATAAGACAATTATTTAGAGTAGAAGATAATGGATTTGATTTAACTGGGTATGATTTAGGTAAAGAACGTACATTTAGAGACTATGAGATATATGCTGGTTTACATTTTAAAAACAGAGCAATGCAGCAACATACTTTGGATATGAAGTATCCTCCTAATCCTATTATAGGAGAAAATGAAGAAGAGTGGGAAGAATCTTTTTCGAAATCTCATTATCATTTAGTTAATATAGATCCTAATTTTTTCAGTAAAAAAGATTATGATTTTATATTAGTAGCTTTTGACGATAAAAATGGAAAAAGTATCGAAAGTATATTTATAGATGATAGCAGGTTATCAAAGTTTTTAGAAAATGGAACTCCTATTCACTTCGAACAAACCTTTATGAGCGTAGAGCAACCAACTAGGGTAGTATACTGGGCACATAGCAAGAGTGAAGGATGGGCAGAAAGGCAAGAATTTGAGTATAAATAATGAAGTATATACTCTACCATAATCATAATGCAACTATGTTTCAGTCTACTGTTTTGGATAGAGTGGCTAATACTATTATAGAGAAGTATCCGGAACATGAATTCGAGATTATTGATCCTCATCCTAAATATGAGAAGTTATACCCAAATTGCGGACCAGGATGTAAATACAGCAATCATCATTATCTTTATATACTTAACCCAGATACAGGTAAATACTTTCTATTTTCTTTTTGGGATAGGTTAGAAGATATAGTTAATATCGACCCTACTGTTACTGGTTGGGATACTGAGAATATAGTTGAAATATTTACCTCATGTGGAGTAACTGATTTATTTTGTCACCAATTAATTCCATCCTTAGACGAAGCATACACTCCCTGGTGTTATACTTATAATAATCCTCGATTACATGAAAGTTTAGATACATATAAAAGTATGGCTAAAAAATTTATTCCCAGTAAACCTTCTTTTAATGGTTCAGTCTATTCCTTTAGAGAATACCTTACTAAAGACAGTAGATTTAATGTAAGTTCAGATATTCTCGAAGAAGAAAAATATTATACTTGGTTAGCTTCTAATAAAATAAATTTTAATATAAATGGCGCTGGAGAGGTATGTCATAGAGATATGGAAATACTAGCTGTAAAATCAGCTCTTTTTAGAGAAAAACTTAATAGTAAATTCCATAACAACTTGATACCTGATTACCATTACATAAGCGTAGACTGTAGTGATTTAAAGCGTACTGAGCAATACGAGGGTTTATATAAAGCCAAAGCTGATAGAATTTTAGATAGATATAATGAAGTTATAAAAGATCCTGAATATTTAGAGTTTGTTGCTGATAATGGACACCAATGGTGGTTGGATAACAGTAAGATAGATAGTATAGCTAATATTTCAAAAAAATTAATTAATATAGATAAGTTAGATGAATGATTTTTATATTCTCGGTATTAATGGTTCCCATAATGGCGGTATTACAGTTGCCAAAAACGATAAGGTAGTTTTAACATTAGAGTTTGAACGTTTATTTAATGAAAAAAATGTAGGGTTAGCCCAATATAAAACAATCAAAGGCTCAGATATAGTCTTTATGATGAAGTATATTTCTAAATATATTTTAAATTATTTTGGAATTAAAAAATTTAATAAGATAGTAGCATTAAATACAGGAGTAAATTTTGGTCAAGGACAAGACCAAGAAACTTATATAGCTGAGAATTATATACCAGCCGACGAGTATATTTACGGTCATCACCATGCTGCTCATGCATTTAATGTTCTTTATACTTCTCCTCATGATAAGGCGTTGATAGTCTCATTTGATGGAGGGGGAAACGATGGATTTTTTAATGTATATTTAGGAGATAAGAAAAATAAAATAAGTGATAAGTACGATCATATAGACTTATTAGAAACAGTTAAACATCCAAATGCCGGGAGTCCTCATGTATTTTTAGACTTAGGTTTACCTTATGCATCTTTCGGAGAAGTTTTACAAGATATAAGAAGAGAAGGAGACTTATCTAACGGTATACTTGTATACCCAGGTAAAATTATGGGATTAGCTTCGTATGGTGAAGTTAGAAAAGAATGGTTAGATAGATTTATTCAGTACTATATTGGTAATGTACATCAAGGTAATAGTTATGTAGATCACATGAAAAATTTATTTGATGATTTAAAAATAGAACATAACGATACCCTTTTTCACAACCGATATGAAGAAGATAGACTTTCAGGCAAAGTAGCATACGATATTGCTGCTACTTCTCAAAAAGCATTTGAAGAAGCATTTTTAGTATTTGCTAAACCTTGGATGGAACGTTATAATGATATACCTATGTGTCTAGCGGGAGGATGTGGATTAAATATTATACTCAACACTAGACTTAAAGAAGAATTTGGTAGAGAAGTATTTGTAGGACCTGCTCCTAGTGATTGCGGAATTAGTACAGGACTATGCTTACAAGAGTTAAAACCTAAAATACCTGCTGATATTACTTATGCTGGATTACCTTTATTAGACCCTAATTCTGTTTTTGAACATATTAACGACCACTGGTGGTTTACAAGTCACGATGTAGATGAAGGTGATATAGTAGATAGTTTAGCAAAAGGAGAAATTATTGGACTTATAAAAGGCAACTCTGAACATGGACCTAGAGCTTTAGGAAATAGAAGTATATTATGTAATCCTTCTATTAAGAAAATGAAAGATATACTCAATGAAAAAGTTAAAAATAGAGAGTTTTATAGGCCTTTTGCCCCTGTTGTAAGATTAGAAGATGTTTCAGAGTATTTTGAATTTGAAGGAGAGTCAAGATGGATGACTTTTTGTCCTAAGGTAAGAACAGAATGGAGAGAAAAATTAGCAGCTATTACCCACGTTGATGGTACTGCTAGAATTCAAACTATTACTAGAGAGCAAAATACTTTCTTATACGATTTAATTTCTAAATTTAAAGATAAAACAGGCATTGGAGTTTTATTAAATACTTCATTTAATATAGCTGGTAAACCTATTACTAATACTGTTAAAGACGCAATGACTTTATTTAGAGATACAGAACTAGATAAACTGATAATTAACGACATATACTTTAAAAAATGCCAAAAAACGTTACTATAGTATCAGGGTTATGGAATATAGGTAGAGACGAAAGAAATTTCGAAAGCCATTATTTATCTAAATTCGAAGAGTTTTTACAGATAGATGCTAATATGATACTTTTCTTACCTAAAGAATTAGAAGAGTTTGTGTGGAAGCATAGAAAACCTGAAAATACTTTTATAAAAATTACTGAGTTAGAAGATTTAAAAACTAATTTATATGCTCCTCATTGGGATAAGACACAAGGTATAAGAACTAGCAAAGAATGGTTAAACATAACTGGAGAAGGAGGATGGTTAACTACAAGCCCACAAGCTACTTTAGAATACTATAACCCAGTAGTAATGTCTAAAATGTTTATGCTTCATGATGCTAGTCTTTACAATAATTTTAATACCGAGTATTTTTATTGGTTAGATGCAGGAATAACTAATACTGTTCCAAAAACTCATTTAGTCGAAAATAAAGTTTTAGATAAAGTAGCAGACTATACTGATAATTTTTTATTTTTATCGTGGCCCTATCTTAATGGAGATGAAATTCACGGATTTAAATGGAATGATATCAACCGATTTGCAGGTGCAGAAGTAGACATTGTATGTAGAGGAGGGTTTTTTGGAGGACATAAAGAAGCAATAAGTGAAGCAAATTCAACTTATTATTCTTACTTGAGTGATAGCTTGAGTGAAGGTCTAATGGGTACTGAAGAAAGTATTTTTGCTATAATGGCCGTTTCTGAACCAGCAAGATATAGGAGATATCAACTAGATGATAATGGATTAATTTTAAAATTTACTCAAGCAATTTTAGATGATAATGTAAAATTAGTTCCTATAGAAAGTAACGTTAAACCTGAAATAATAATTAGTCAAAAACAACTTGACAGCATAAAAACTAATTTATATATACTTACTTTTAATTTTCCAGAACAACTCCTTCATACTATTGAATCAATGAAAAAAACTCCTGAATGGTTAGAAAAACCTTTCAAGGTATTATTAGACAATTCTATTGATAAAAATGCTCAAGAAGAAAATAAAAAAATTGCTGATGAATATAATTTCGAGTATATCTGGTTAGAAGGTAATAAAGGAATATGTGGAGGAAGACAAGCAGCAGCTGAACACTTCGATAAATCAGATGCCGATTATTATTTTTTCTTTGAAGATGATATGACTTCTAACCCTCCTGAATTAGAAGGAAAATTCTGTAGAAATGGTTTAAGAAAATATATTCCTAATTTGTATACTTTACTACATAAAATAATGCTTACTGATAATTTAGATTTTTTAAAACTATCTTTTACAGAAGTATACTGGGATAATGATATTCAGACTAGTTGGTATAACGTACCTCAAGGTGTAAGAAATAAATTTTTTCCTGGTAATACTCAATTACCAAAAGGAGGAAAATCTAATAACGCTCCTAGAACTATTTTTAACAATATAAAAAATATAGATGGGTTAACTTATATAGATGGTGAAGTAACTTATACTAATTGGCCTATGATTATGTCAAAAGAAGGTAATAAAAAAGTTTTTTTAGAAATAAAATGGCAACATCCTTATGAACAGACTTGGATGTCTCATGTATTTCAGAAACAAAAAGAAGATTATATTAAAGCAGGAGTACTATTAGCTTCACCTATTTGGCAAGATAGAATAAAGTACTATAAACCTGAAGAAAGAAGAGAAAATGCAGGTTAAAAAGTTGGGATTTAGCGGTACTTTTCTTATATTATAGTATAATAATAAACATATGTCAAAATCTTCTACTAAACAAAAAGTAATACAATTAAAAGAGTGGTTAAAAGCTATGAAATTCGGAGGCAACGATTCTAAAAAACCACGCAAATTTTCAAAAGCGGATCATTATAAAAAAGCAAACAATAGATATGGCGGCAAAAAAGATAATTAAATTTTATGCTTCATGGTGTGGGCCATGCAAAGTTTATAGCAAAACGTGGGATAAAACTATCCCTAGCTATTCAGATCAAGTAGATTTTTTAGATATTGATATAGATAAAGATACTTCTGGATTAGCTAATAAATATAAAGTAGATACTGTACCAACTACTATTCTTATAAGAGAAGACGGTTCTAGTAAAGCGCTAGAAGGAAGATTAAACCAAACAGAATTAACTGAACTAATACTATCATAATGTTAAGAAATCCTAATTCAATACCTGCAACTGATACTATAATAGAAGATCCTGTTATGGAACCTTTTTTTATTACCCGTTCTCCTAATAATGGATATACAGTATATGAAAGAGTAATCAAAGGAGAAAAAGATACTGAATATATTAAAAATATAAGCTACCCTTCAAACTTTGGTAACGCATTAAGAACTATAGCTAGAGAAAAACTAAACGTAGAAGGTAAAACTTACGATTTAAAAAGTTATGTTGATCGTTGGGAATCTGTAAAAGAATCCTTAACTTCAATATTAGAATAGCGTTAGCCTATACGCTCAATAATACCTGGCAAAATTTAATTATTATATAAAATGGCGAAAAATGTCGTAGTTAGTCTTTCAGGAGGGATGGACTCCTCAACTCTATTACTTAGATGTTTATCTGAGTATGATAATGTAACTGCTTTATCTTTTGATTATGGTCAGAAGCATAGAGTAGAGCTCGAAAGAGCTCAATCATTAGTAGATTATTTAAATGCTAATGGTCAGAATATTAAATATCAAGTTATTAAACTTGACGGATTAGTTAATCTTCTTAACTCAGCATTAGTAACTGGAGGAGATGATGTACCGGAAGGTCATTATGAAGAAGATAATATGAAAGCTACTGTAGTACCCAATAGAAATAAAATATTTGCTTCTATAGTTCAAGCAGTTGCTTTGTCTGAAGCTAATGCAAATGGTTTAGAGACTGATATTGCTCTAGGTATACATGCAGGAGATCATGCAATATATCCAGACTGTAGACAGGAGTTTAGAGATGCTGATGATTATGCCTTTAGATTAGGTAACTGGGATGCAGATAAAGTAAATTATGCTACTCCTTACTTAGATACTGATAAACTTGGAATTTTAAAAGATGGACAAAGATTGGTTAACGAGCTCGGAATTGAGTTTGATGAAGTTTACAAACGTACTAATACTTCTTACAAGCCCTATCCTAGCGGTAATAGCGACTATAAATCAGCATCATCTGTTGAAAGGATTGAAGCATTCATCAACTTGGGTGTGGATGACCCTGTACAATATGAGGATGAAACTGGAGAAGTTGAATATAGTGTTGCGAAAGCACATGTCGAAAAACTATTAGCACAATATGCGTAAGTTTTTACTTTTTATATCATTAGTAGTATCTTCTCTTACCTTCGGGCAAGAGGAGGTACCCTATGATGCACTAGGTGCATGGTATAACTTAGATGGGGAAGTATTGGTAATTAGTAGAAAGGCTGAGAAAGTAGTATTTGTAAGAAAAAGTGCAACTAAAGTATTAGCCACTGGTGAAATTACAATGGATAACGGAGATATGCATATTAATAGATATGATACTGAAGATGCATATAGATTAGGTTTATTTATTGGTAACGAAACGATGGTTATTAATAAACCAAACTCAGTTAGAGCATGGCTTTGGACTAGAATACAGTGAAGTTAGTATGGACTTATAGCGATAGATTTAAAAAAGGAAGTTGGAATAAAAATACTTTAGCTTCTCATAAATATATACAGTTTTTATTTAAAAAATCTATTAAAGAAGCTCCGAGTTTATACGAAAAGGTAGTATTTACAGACGTATACAATTTTCCTCTTTTTCAAGACTTAAATGTAAAGCTGATACCAGCTCCTAAAAAAGAATTTATTTTTTTAGACGATTTAAAGTTTGACGCCGCTGAGACTATCGACGGTGAATTTATTATTACCGATGGTGATCTTTTTATTAAAAAAGAATTAAAGGTACCCTCTGATTTTAAAATAGGTTTTGAATGTAAACTAGAATGCGAAAATACTTTTAAAATGAAACTCTTAATGCAAAAAGAGGGTATAGATAATGAATTAAACTATTGGAAAGGAAAAAGTAAATTTATTAATAATTTAGGTTTGATGTACTTTAATGACGATTCTTTAAAAAATAAACTCATCAAAGAATATAGAAATACTCAATTATTTTTTTCCTCATTTATAGATAAAAAATATAAAATAAATAAAAGGGAAGTTCTATTTGGCTCAGCCGGGTGTTGTATGTTTACTTATCAATTTTTAGATAGTATAGATATTACTCCTTTTTATTTTTTAGATAATAATTTTAATAACTTTGATCATTTAGGAGGACCTAGAAAGTTGGAATTATTAGATCAGTTTAGTAACTTAAAAGATACCCGTCCTTTTATATGAAAGAAGTTACCGTCGTATTAACAAGCTGTGGTAGATTAGACTTACTAACTAGAACTATAGAAAGTTTTAACAAATTTAATACTTACCCTATAACTAAGTTTTTATTAATAGATGATAGTGGAGATAAAAAATTTAAAGAAGAAGCAAATAAAATTTTAAGTTCATTATTAAAAGAGTATGATTATAGTTTAATTTTTAATAAAAAAAGACAAGGTCAAATAAAAAGTATAGATTATGCTTATAATTTAGTTGAGACCCAGTATATTTTTCACTTGGAGGACGATTGGAAATTTTACCAGTCATATTTCATAGAACATTCATTTAAATTGATGGATGTAGACTCTAAATTGATTACAGTCTGGTTAAGAGAACTAAATGATACTATGGATCACCCAGTAGGAAAAGACTATAAGTTTGTTACTTATTTAGAAGATAATCAACCGCTTTTTGTTAGCAAATTCTTTTATCTCGAAGATTTTAAAGGGTGGTCTGGTTTTACTTTTAATCCTGGACTGCGTAGATATAAAGATTATAAAACTATAAGTCCTTTTACTAAACATATATCAGATAAATTAGTTAATATTCCGGAATCTCTTTTAGAAATAGAACTTGCAATAAGTAAAAAATATGGAGACTTAGGATTCAAAGCTGCTATTTTTGAGAATGGTTATGTAAGACATATAGGATGGGAAAATACTACTAAATTAAAATCAACAATATAACATTAACAATGTTACATCAGAAAGTTTTATTTAATTCATTAGAGATTGATAAAATACGAGGGTATGTTACTAACTTGCAAGATAGAGTAATCGGTACATACCATCCTGATGTTAACGATGCAATTCACGATCCGCAAGGAGGACATAATTTAGCTGAACATCTACCATGGACTTCAGATATTAAATACGATTGGATTAATAAAAGGATAATGGATTGGGTTAATGAGTTAAATTTACCAATCGTAAGTTTAGGATGGGAATTTATTATTCAAAAATATACAAAAGGATTAGAATTTAAGCCGCATATAGATGATGTACTTTCTAAGGATAAAAAAACCATAAAGAGAGCAAGACATTATACAGTCCTAATACAATTTAGTTCAACAGATGAGTATAAAGGAGGAGAATTATGGGTACACGATGAAAATGATATTAAAATAAGTCAAGAAATTGGAAATGTAACTATATTTAGTCAAGGTAAACTACATTGGGTAACTCCTATAACTTTAGGAGAGCGATGGAGTTGCACTATTTTTATAGAAGCTAATTCACTTAAGAAAAAAACTATATAATATGATATACTGGTTTATAGGCCAACCTGGATCTGGCAAAACAGTTTTAGCTGATAAGTTAAAAGAAGAAGTTTTACCTCACGCTTATAGAATAGATGGCGATGAGATGAGACTGCTATTTGATAACAAAGATTATTCTATGAAAGGCAGAATAGCTAATATAGATGCAGCTCAGAAAATAGCACTTTATTTACATAATCAAGGCAAAGACGTTATTGTATCATTAGTAACTCCTTATTTAGACCAAAGAGAAGAGTTTAAAGACGGTAAATGGTTTATGTGGGAGTTTTACTGTTATTATGATAAAAGCTATAAAACTAGAGGAAGAGAACATTATCACGTTTTAAATTTTCAAAAACCTATAATAGATTATTTAGAAGTAGATACTACTTTAGACAGCGAAGATGAATCATTAAAAAAAATAAAAAAATATATTGGATAAGAAAAACACATACTTCGTTGATATTGACGGAACGATATTTATATATAGAAAGTTTGAAACCTATGAAACTTCTGAAGCCCAGGTTATTAAGAGTACTAAACAGTACTTACAGCAGGTTAATGACGAAGGTCATATGATTATACTTACTACAGCTCGTCCGGAATATTTAAGAGAGCATACTGAACATGAATTAGCTAAAAATGGTGTACCTTACCACAAATTAATAATGCAAATTGAAAGAGGACCTAGATATCTTATAAATGATATGGACCCTAAAAAACCTGGCGATCGAGCAATTGCAATAAATGTAAAAAGAGATGAAGGCATATAGTTTATTTATAGGAAGGTGGCAACCATGGCATGAAGGCCATAGATGGTTGATCGACCAAAGATTAAAAGAAGGTAAGAACGTATGGGTAGCTATTAGAGATGTAGAACCTAACGAAAAACAGCCTTGGACTCCTCATGAAGTTCTTATGAACCTATCTGAAGAGTTAAAAGACCTTTTAGAAGAAGGTAGAATAAAAATCACAATAGTACCAGATATCGAATCTATTAATTACGGTAGAGGTGTGGGTTATGAAGTTATAGAGCATGTACCCCCTCAAGATATAAAAGAAATATCTGCTACTAAAATTAGAGAACAGATGAGAAAAAATGGCACAATTATTAACAGAGAATAATGATAGGTACTTTTGATAAATTTATTTTGTCTGAACCTGAATGTAGAAAAATTAAAAATCTTTATGAATCTAAAATTTTTTTACAGGAGAGTAATATTAGAAAGCAAAAAAACTATCATGAAATAGATACTAATTCATGGCTATATAACTTAATAGATGATTTTATTAAAAAAAATATAGGTAAAAAGTATTCTCTATTAGAAAGAGTTACTATATTGAAGTATGAACAAGGGGACTTTTTTTTAAAACATACGGACGGTATATGGAATAATACTCTATCCAAAGAACTTCCATTTCATTTTTACGGGGGTGTAGAATTAAGTGAGAAAAAAGAGTTTGAAGGTGGAGAATTTTTTATAAAAGACAAAAAAGTAGACTATCTTAAAGGTAGATTATATACTCACGGTTTTGATGATTCTCATGGAGTAGAAGAAGTAAAAAAAGGTAAAAGATGGAGCTTACATTTTTTAATCACTGACTATAAAACTAAGCATTTAATTTAATAATATGAGTAGTATAAAAAAAACGTTAGTAAAAACTTTTATATGGAGAATTATAGCTACTTCAATTACTATATTTACAGGATGGGCAGTTTCAGGTGATTGGAAATTTGGATTAGCAGTAGGAAGTATAGACACGGTATTAAAAACCATAGGATACTTCAGTTACGAAAGAATCTGGATAAAATTTTACAAATGATTAAATTAGGGATATCAGCTTTTTACCACGACTCGGCTGCTGCACTAATTATAGATAATAAAGTAGTAGCTGCTGCAGAAGAAGAGAGATTTACAGGGATTAAACATGATAGTAGTTTTCCTAAAAATGCTATACGATATGTACTTTCAGAAGCTGGTAAAACTATTTATGATATAAATGAGGTATATTGGTATGAAAATCCAGAAAAAAAAGATAGCAGAGTCCGCACTACGTTTGCTAAAAAACCCTTCAAAACGTTTTTTCTTAACAGGAAGTATAAAAAATTCAAAAAGTCCCAAAATCCGAAAGATATTCTCGAATCTATGGGCTACACCGGCAAAATCTATTTTAACGATCATCATGATAGTCACGCTGCTTACTCTTATTACACTAGTGATTATAGTAATTCAGCAATACTCACTGTCGACGGTGTTGGAGAGTGGGAAACAACTACTATCTCCCACGGTAGAGGTAATAAAATAGAGAAAAAAATATCTATAGATTTTCCTAACTCTTTAGGAATGCTATATTCAACTATTACTGCATATTTAGGATTTAAACCTAATGAAGGTGAATATAAAGTAATGGGACTTGCTCCATACGGTGATAGTAGAGTATATTTTACTGAATTATTATCTGTGTTTGAAAATACTTCTAACAAATTTACTATAAATCAAAAATACTTTACCTGGGAATATTCAGATAAGATAATGTTTAACAGACGTTTATGCAAATTACTTAATTTACCCCCTAGACTCCCTGAAGAAAAAGTTACTCAAGATCATAAAAATTTAGCTGCAGCTTTACAAAAACTTTACGAATATCAATTTTTAAAGTTAGTAAAAACAGCTAAAAATATTACAGGTTCTGATAACTTATGCATATCAGGAGGTTGTGCTTATAATGGTAAAGCTAACAGTTTAGCATATAAGTTTTTTAAGTCAATTTATATACCTTTTGCTCCTTCAGATGCAGGGTCAGCAATAGGAGCTTGTTTAAATAGTAAAATAAAAATTGATCCATACTTAGGACCTGAATTTTCAGATAAAGTTGTTAAGAGTGTAGTTAATAAGTATAAACCAAATCTTTATATTTTTAAACTTAATGAAAATGCTCTTATTAATAAGGTTGCTAAATTAATAAATGGTGGGAATATAATTGCATGGTTCCAAGGCAGGATGGAGTTCGGAGCAAGAGCTTTAGGCAATAGAAGTATACTAGCTAACCCTAGAGATCCATCAATGAGAGAAAAATTAAATTTAGTTATAAAGAAAAGAGAAGGATTTCGACCCTTTGCCCCTGCTATTACTGAAGAAAGATTTTATCAATTTTTTGATTCTGAAGAGATATCACCATATATGTCTAAAGTAATGAAAAGTAAAACTAAACTTATTCCTTCGGCTACCCATATAGATAATACATGTAGAGTTCAGACAGTTTCAAAAAAGCAAAACGAAAAATTTCATAAACTTATTACTCAAATTGGAAGTCAATCAGGAATACCTGTAGTTTTAAATACATCATTTAATCTTAAAGATCAGACTATAACATTAACTCCTGAACAAGCTATTAAGAGATATTTAAATTCAAATATAGACTTTTTAGTAATCAATAACTTTTTAATACAAAAAAAATGAAAATAATAAAATGGATAAAGTCTAAAATTGCTGAATATAAAAGAAATAAAATATATAAAAAAAAGCTAGCTGAATTAAAAAAGAGAGATCCTTTTACTTATAAAAATTTTTAAGTATGAATAGCTTAGATAATGATTATCAGAAACTTCTTAGAAGAGTTCTTGCTGTGGGTGTAAATAAAACCGATAGAACAGGCACTGGTACTAAATCTATATTCGGATCAACAATCAGACATGATATGTCAGAAGGCTTTCCTATCTTAACCACTAAGAAGGTTGCTTTCAAGACTATGGTTACTGAGTTAAAATGGTTCCTTAGAGGAGATACTAATATAAAGTACCTTCAAGATAACAATTGCAAGATATGGGATGGTGATTACGAAAAGTCTGGTAGAACAGATGGAGATTTAGGACCTATCTACGGTAAGCAATGGAGAGATATAAACGGTATTGATCAGCTAGAGAACCTTATTACAGGTATTATTAGTAATCCAGATGGTAGAAGACATTTAGTTGATAGTTGGAATGTAGAAGATTTAGATAAGATGACTCTTCCTCCTTGCCATTATTCATTCCAATGTTATGTAGCAGATGGTAAGCTCTCTCTTATGTGGAATCAAAGAAGTGCTGACCTATTCTTAGGAGTACCGTTTAATATTAGTAGTTACGGTCTGTTACTGTTATTACTATGTAAAGAGACTAGATTAGAGCCTGGAGAGTTGATAGGAAACTTTGGTGATGTTCATCTATATTCTAATCATTTAGATCAAGCAGAGGAACAAATAAGTAGATATTCTTACGACCTTCCGGAAGCTAAGCTTAGTTGCTATGATATATATAGAGGAGATTTCGATGTAGAACTTATTAATTATGAATCTCACCCTATAATCAAAGCATCTTTATCAAATTAAAAGTTGGCTATTAAAATATTTTTTATTATATTTATTAATATGACTATAGTGTCGTAGCACCACTTTAAAAACACGAAAAATGGTAAATTTAAATTTAAAAGAAATCGAGGATGACCTCTATGACGTTGATTCTCGCAAATTAAGGAACGAAGAGTATCTCTACAGTAGACGTTCTAAAGCTAAAAGTCCTTCACAACCTACAAATCACCCAGATGCTAAAAAGCATCAAATAGTATCTTTTATTAAGTCTGGAGTTAGAATAGCAGGGTACGTATTATTAGCTGCCGATATGTTGGTAGCCTGCGCAGTAGTTCTTATATTATCAGAAGTAGTAGGTATCTACGAAGAACTGGTATAATGGGAAAATTTACATCAACGAAAGTATTTGACGGTTTCTCGACTGTATTCCGTCAATGGAAAGCCGAAACTACTCACTGTAGGTATTTACATGGGTATGGTATATCATTTAAATTATGGTTTGAAGGAGATTTGGATGAACGTAACTGGGTATGGGACTTCGGAGGTATGAAAAGAGCTAAAGGTACTATAGACGGTATGTCTCCTAAAGCATGGTTTGATTACATGTTTGATCATACTTTTGTAGTAGCCGAAGATGATCCTTTTAAAGAATCTTTTCTTAAAATGAATGAAGCAGGTGTAGCTCAAGTAAGAATAGTACCTGCTACAGGAGCTGAAAGATTTTCTCAATTTATTTACGATAAAGTAAATCCCTTTATAAAAGAAGAAACTCAAGGTAGAGTAAAAATATCAAAAGTAGAATTTAGAGAACACGGTAAAAACTCAGCAATATATGAGCCTAGGTAGAATAGAAGACTACAATAAAAATTTACCAATAGTAGAAGTATATACTGCAGTACAATCGGAAGGTTCAAGACAAGGTTTTCCTACTATTGTTATTAGAACTACTGGTTGCACTCATAGGTGTTACTTCGGTGAAGGTGGCTGGTGTGATAGCTGGTATACAAGTATTCATCCAGAAAAAGGTAAGTTTAATTTTAATGACATTATTAAAGCATATGATGATAATCCTCATATATCAGAAATGATGTTAACTGGTGGTTCTCCTACTATGCATGGTAAACTTGTAAATGAACTTACACATTTTGCTAATGAAAGAGATATCTTTATTACAATAGAGAATGAAGGTAGTCATTTTTTACCTACTGACTATCCTATAGATTTACTTTCTATTAGTCCTAAGTTTAGTAACTCTATTCCTCAACTAGGAGTAGAAACTCCTCAAGGTAAGATTGTAGATGAAAAAATGATTAAACAGCATAATAAGTTTAGACTTAATAAAGATGCTATAAAAAAGTCAATAGAGTATCATAAGGATTATCATATTAAACCTGTATTAGATAAAGATTTAAGGATTTATGGTGAAGTTTATAAATTCTTAGAAGAGTTAGAGATACCTAATGAAAAAGTTTGGTGTATGCCTGCAGGTGATGATAGAGAATCTTTAATGGAAAGCTACCCAGTTGTTATGGACTTTGTTAGAGATAAAGGATATAGATTTACTGGTAGAGCACATATTATGGCGTTTAATACTGAAAGAGAAGTATAAATGGAAGATACGTGGAACGAAATAGAAGAGCATCTATCAGTTATACACGGTAATTTAGGTATATGCTGTCAGGAGTATTGCGATGCCCCTAATGCAATATACAGTTTAGAAAAATTAACAGAATTATTAATAAAAATTAGAGAAAAAGATGGCACAATACACGGTGATTAAAATGCTTAAGAAGGAATTCGAAGCAAACAGAGAAAAAGCTTTACTCACACTAGAGTTACTAACTCAACATCCTGCTGGTATTGGTGATCACTCTACAGAGGATTTCTATAAAAATGCAACTGAAGCTATTGTAGCTTTGGCCGAGGCTGAAGACGTATTAGAGACCATAGAAAGACATTTTGCAGAATGAAACTACCAGTAATAAGAAAATTAAGTGAGTTCTCGTTAACTGAAATCAATAACTCAATTAAGTTATTAGAATCTATAACAGATTCAAGAGGAATTACTGAAAATGAGCTTGATGCATTAGGAGAAATTTTATCTAATCTTTATGGAGCTCAAAACGTAAGAGAGTCTGTAATGAGAGGTTTAAAAAGAACTGATGCATTAAATAATTTTATGAAACGTGTAACATCAGTAGGTAAATGAGTTATATTATAGGTAAACCATGTGAAGCAACTTGTGATACTGCCTGTGTAGCAGTTTGCCCAGTTGACTGTATACATGGTCCTATAGATATTGATGGAGCAGGTCAAGAAGTATCAGGTATGGAAATAGGTCCTACCGATATGCTTTACATCAATCCAGACGAATGTATTGACTGTGGAGCTTGTTTGCCGGAATGTCCAGTTGAAGCTATTTATGATAGTGAAGAAGAGGCTATTGAAAAAGATGGTACTGACACATACGTAAAGAGAAATTATAACTTTTTTGGCTTACAATATAATGTATAAGTATAAAGCAAAATTAGTAAGGGTTGTAGACGGCGACACTGCCGATGTTATGATAGACCTTGGGTTTAACGTTTGGACTAAACAAAGATTAAGGTTCAAAGGAGTTGATACTTGGGAAAAAAGAACTCGAGATAAAGAAGAAAAAATAAGAGGTCTAGCTGCTACTGCATTTACTACAGAATATTTAGAAAAAAATAATGGACTGTTTACTATTCAATCATATGGAGTGGGTAAATATGGAAGAGTATTAGCAGAAATTTTTATAGAAGGAGAAAAGAAATCTCTAAATGAGTTATTATTAGAAAATGGCCACGCTTATGTCTACGATGGTGGCAAGAAAAAAGTATTTCAAGGATGACAAAACCAGAAATAGTTCAACTTATAGAAGAAAAGCTACAAAAAGTTGAATGTTCGAATTCATTTCCTTACATTATTGATGAAAGGATATGGACAACTACTGTAGCCTAAAATGTTATGTTAATGTTTAACCTTAATTTAATCTAAATCAACGAAAATGAGAAAACTCGTTACAGTGCTGTTAATGTTTTTAGCAGTTGGAGCTTACGCTCAAGAAACGAGTACTGATTCTAAGACCATCTTAGATGTAAACTTAGAAGAAGTTGTTGTATCGTCTAGAGTTATTGATGTCGCAAAAGAAAGAGAGACACCAATTGCAGTTAGTACGATCTCAGCACAAGAAGTACTCCTTAAAGTAGGAAACCAAGAGTTTCCAGAAATTATGAACAAGACACCTGGAGTGTATGCTACTAAACAAGGAGGAGGATACGGTGATAGTCGTATTTCTTTAAGAGGTTTCGATCAGCGTAATACTTCTTTCCTTATTAACGGTCAACCCGTTAATGATATGGAAAATGGTTGGGTTTATTGGTCAAACTGGCAAGGATTGACAGACGTGACGTCTAGCATCCAAATCCAACGTGGTCTTGGTGCCACATCGTTAGCAGTTCCTTCAGTCGGTGGAACTGTTTCTATTTTCACTAAGAGTGCAGAGAAAGCTCAAGGTGGGGCTATTACTCAAATGGTAGGTAACGACGGTTACATTAAAACAACCGCTCTTTACAATACTGGAGTAAATGACAAAGGATGGTCTTCTTCTTATTTATTGACTAAATGGTCTGGTAACGGATATATTTACAATACTTCAGGAGCTGGTTGGACTTATTTTGCATCTGTTGGTTACACACCAGAAGGTTCAAAACATAGCCTAAACTTATCAGTTTTAGGTGCTGGACAATGGCATCATCAAAGAGATGTTTGGGTATCTATTAGAGATTACCAGAACTTTGGTAAAGCCGGTATTGATCAGAGATGGAATACTAACGGTGGAACGTTAAATGGTAGTGAGTATAACTTACGTAGAAACTTCTACAATAAACCTCTTGCTACTCTAAACTGGGATTGGGATATTTCAGAAAACGTTCAATTAAATACATCTGTATACGGTTCAGCCGGAAGAGGTGGAGGAACAGGTCCTAGAGGTAGAAACTATTATGAAGGATCTATCGATATGTTACCTTTCCGTAAGGATCTAACAGAACACTACCTAGAAGATGGTAAAGGAACTAGAAATGCTGATGGTACTATTAACTATGACGCAGTAGTTGCTCATAACTCACAATACGAAGTAGGGTCTCATAATGATAAAGATTACGCTAGAAACGTATTAGTACGAAGAGCATCTATGAACTCTCATAACTGGATTGGAGCTATCTCTAAGCTTAATATCCAGAAAGGTAGTATGAGATATTCATTAGGATTAGATCTTAGGGATTACACAGGTTATCACTACAGAGCAATGAATGATCTATTAGGTCTTAATCAATATGCTTCTACTGGTAACCAAAACTTAAGTACTCAACTATATAATTCATCTGATTTAATATCAGCTAACCCATTTAGAGGTACTAATATTGG